GGTTGCCCTATACCGTTTGTTGACGCAGTATGCTCTGCGACCGAATCTTCAACGGCGTTTTGATACAATCAGTCCCCTACGGGCGGCACTGGCTCACCGGGATGGTGAGTGGCCTACGGGCAGAGGATCAGAAGGCTTGCGAGGAGGAGGTTGTAGAAATTAGTTGCTGAGAATGTATGAAAGCCTGGAGGGTCTTACCCTTAGCTGATCGGCAGCTTCGTATCCGCTGAAAAGACAGACTTCCCGTCTGCAAAGAATAAAGGGAGTGAAAGAAAATCACATCAATCCGTCGATAGGGGGACGTTAACCCTGAACTCAACAAATTGAATATGATGGCTACAATTACGAGTATAAAAGAAAACAAATTGTCATCACTTGAAGTAACTACTACGGTGTTACCCGAGAGCACCCGACCAGCGGGGCGTCAGACGCCCCAAGGTGGCGCTGCCCCGCAGTCCGTTAGTCCCCAGTGGTGTATTAGTGGTAGACAGCCACGTGAAGATTGCGTTTCATCTTCGTGCATCCCGGACGCGTTGGAAGGGCCAGCCAGTAGGGCTAGGTTAGACTTCTTAAGGTTCCACGTCGAGGAACAGAAACGAGTCGACATGCAGTATTCGGCTGCCATCAAGAACAAGTTAAACGAAAGCTGTGTTTTAGAGGAGTACACAGAACCTCTTGCCAACGAGAAGACTCTCAAGGCCCTCGAAGCTAACCCGTATGCGGTGCTTCACGACGAGGGTGATGGAGAGTGTTCTCTCAGCGGGCGGCTACGCGCCCGTGCGGAAAGATTGGTAAAATTTTACGAGGAGTTGGGAATGACTCGTTCAGCTAAAGAAATTCCCCAGCATATAATATGCGGAGGGCTACGGCCAGCCGTAAGACAATGTTTCATCGACCAGATTAGTCCTGTCGATGAATTGAGCTTCAAAACAATTCAGAAACTTGAGAAATCTTGTTGCAAAGAATGTGAACCCCGCTTCTTGGAGAAGCTCAACCAATGGAAAGAAGCTAGATTCCAACCAGTTGCTGTTGACATGGAGCATTTGGGCCGCTTTCGAAGGGCCTTTAAGCAAAATGTTGAAAAGGGATGGGATCGACAACGTGCGCCTTTTATCCCGAACGGTAACGCTACCCGGCGATTCCGGAGAAGGGAAGGCGGAAATTGGAATGTGGAAGAATTTAGCGGTTCGTGCCGCTACGAGCTAGTGTTTTCATCGGGTAAACCCAGAGTTGTTACTTTATACTCTGCCGAGAATACACGTCGACTCGCTCCGCTCCATTATTCTCTATACGACATGTTGAAAAGACGAGGGTGGCTGTTGGTAGGTGAACCGACCGATCAGCACGTTTCACGCCTTACAGGCGCTGCTTTTTTGAGTTTTGACTACTCTTCCGCGACAGACAACATCAAGCGGGAGTACGTGAAAGCAGCAGTTGAGGTATTGGAAGAACAAGCGGACCATCTTTCTGATGATGAGATACAGGCACTCCGAGTGCTATCAAATCTGGTGATTGATGGCAAGGAGACGTTTTCTGGTCAACCCATGGGATCAGTAATGTCTTTTCCATTGCTGTGCATAATCAACAAGACCGTAGTTGATATGGCACTTTCCGCTATGTTAGACAGGAAGGAGATTGGATTTAAAGAGTGGACGAGTCACCCCCTTTTGGTTAATGGGGACGACTTGTTAACCCGCGAAGTTCGGGGCAACACGGATCTCCGAGGTGAAGTGGTCAGGCAGGGAAGTCAGGTAGGTCTCGTCGTGAACGAAGAGAAAACCATGGTCTCTGAAAGCGATGGAGAAATAAACTCCACCTACTTCCGAGATGGCCACAAGCAGAGAAAATTTAACGCGTCGTCGCTGTGGATGGACGCTGGTGTTGAGGACGTACTTGGCTTTGCTGCCCAAGCTACGCCCAATGCGAGAGTATTTCGTAAGGTTGTTAGACGGAATTTGCACACTCTGGCCAAACAGTCAGATAAGCATCTCCGGGAAATACCATACTCTCTAGTAGCGGTTTGCCGTAAAGACAAGAAAATTAGAGCCGCACTCACCAGCTTGCCCGATCGTGTTTTACCGACCAAACG